GATTCGTCAACTGACTCTTCTTTCTTTTCTTCCTCATCTTTTGTCATCATCTTGTCGTAAGATGCTTTCAAATCTGTCGCTTTCATTTTTTCCATTTCGGAATACATTGCAGCGAGCATATCTGCTTTCTTCATTTTGCCTTCAACGATTTCTTCTGCATCGTCATCAGCGAGTTCAGCTTCTTCTTTGGTTGCATTAGGTTTTGGTTCTGCAGCTTTAGAAACTTTTGCAGCAGCTTTCTTACCAATACTTTCGCCCGACTCTGGTTTATCCACAGCCTTGCCCAAATCTTCAACTTCACCCTCTTGCTTTTCCATTGTATCGGCTTTAGCGGCACCATCAGTTGGTTGCTTTGCTTCTTCAAGCTCTGCACTGACTTCTGCTTCCAATTCCTCAATGGTTTTGTCTAGTTCTGACATAGGGTTTCTCCTTGAGTTTTGTTTTCTCAACATATTTATAATGATTAAATTTTTGACAAGAATTTTGCGAAGGCGAGAGCGGAAACATTACTTTGTTTGCGTCTTACATTCTCATTAATCTCATCCCTGATTTCGGCAACATCAACTTCTTTCAGTATTCCGTTGTTCCAAATCCATTCTTTACCTTCCATAATCCCTTCAACAAAGGCTTGAGGTGCAGATGGGTCTGCAACAATATCTGCCGCAGTGGCAAGATAAAAATCATCTTTCACATAATTAGCACCACTCTTAGATTCGATAGACCCCATGCCTCTTGAAGAGACACCAAGTTTTCCACCATCCTTGATTAGTGCTTTCGCAATTTCCCCCATTGGAGTTGAGAGCAGTTTCGCCTCACCAATAAAGTTCTTTCCATCAGCTTCCAGTTTTGTAATCATATGCGATACTCTGTCAAGATTGACAGTGGGGCCTTCTGGATGACCCAGTTCCCCAAACGCACGACCTTCAGCAACAAATTCTTTATTATAACGAGCGACTTCTTTTTGAAGTACGCCCATAGGGTAGACACGACCATTACGGTTTTTCATGTCTGCCTGCATGAAGATTCCACGAATCTTCATATCCTTACCACCGTCCTCTTTGGCTTCGGTGATGTATTCTACTTCTTGTATCTGTTCTGCAATAAGTTTCATTTTTCTAGAACCCCGCTGATACTATTGGGGTGATTTTGAAATCTGTTGCACCACGAAATCCGACACCAATATCTGTATGGATAATCATACCAGCGTTTGCATTAATTCTAACTGAACCAGTATCACCATCGTCTGCAGCATTTCTAATTGTTACCGCTGCAAGTGAACCAGCATTGAATACATAATGTGCAGTATGAGATTTTCCTCTAGTTGCGTTAGTAGCAAGTGCTTCTTCTGCTCCGATTATTTTCATGTTATTCTTCCTAAATTGACAATAGTTCTTTTTCAAAATAGTCCATAAGTGCCTTATTCGGAACTTTGAACTTCTTAGAAACACTATTTATTGTTTTATCAAAAGTATTTAGGAAATCTGAAGGTTTAGCATCCATTTCCTTGAAAATTGCGTCAATAGCATCCTTCATCTTAGGAGACAACTTCTTGTACTCCTTAGATTTCTTATGCTCATCTTTCTCTGGTAAGTTCTGTTTGAACTCTGAGAGAGTTTTACTCACTATCTTCTACCTCTGGGATATGATGTGTAACGAATGTTTTCGCAACATCTTGTCTTTTAGTTTCCAGTGCGTCACCCACCTTCATTGCAAGTGCATTATTGAAATGTGTTTCTGCGGCAAGGTTATCACCAGACGCAATTGAACTTACAAAGTCTTTTACGTTTTCCATTATTTGTCTCCTAATTCTGGATTATTAGTAGCGAACATTCCATCATCTTCTGGAGCGCCCATCTCACTACCACTTTCATCTTTAATCTGTTTATCGATTTCTTCAATCTCTTCATCAGTCATTCTTAGTACATTCTTCTTCACATATTCTTTAGAGAAATATGTACCAACATAACTTTCAATCTGACCAAGAATGTCAACACGATTCTGTAGAATTTCTGCATTCTTCAGTTCTGTGAAGTGTCCGTCTTGCATAAAGTTAAACTGCAAGAGTTCCTTAATCATCGGCCATTCGTCTTCTGCGATTACACCTTTAAGGATAAGTTGTGTACGAAGCATATCTAAGAATAGTAGAGTAAACTTCTTACGAATTTTCTGTACAAACTTAGTAAACTTTAACTCATCTCTTGTGATGTTATCAGAACGTCCAATAGAAAACTGTGATTCTGATTCCAATCTTGAGATAGGAACATTCAATGAACGATACAGTTTGTTCTGGAAGTATTTGATATCATCAATCTCACCAAGGTTTGAACCGCCTGGCAAAGTTGTAATCTCTGTACCTCTACCACCTTCTCTACGAGGCAACCAGAAATCTTCCAACATAGACATATGGTTTCTATCATCTCTGATTTCACCAGTTCTTGCATCGTATACCATTTTGTTACGATAACGATTCATCACATCTTTTAGATATGATTCTGCTTTCATCTTTGGTAGATTACCTACGTCAATATAAAAGATACGTCTTTCAGGCGCACGAGATATACGATAGATAACTAACGAATCCTCAATCATACGCAACTGATTGACAGGTTTGATTGCTTTGTTTAGATATGAAAGTACTGTACCCTTGGACATATCAATAAGTCCAGAAGGACAGTATGTAATGGAATCTGCTGTAATCTTGATTCCACTAGATGTTCCTACGTTTTGTTCCCAACCTTTGTCATTGTACAGGTAGAAATCGTCAACTTTTTTGACCATCTCCATACCAGTGTTCTTGTCAAGGTCTTTCTGGGTTTCTCTCGCTTTTTTGATTTTGCGAGGGTCGATATATCTAACCTCTTTGATACCCTTGCGAGGGCTCTTGGGGTCGATAATTTTATGATAATAAATTCTGCCATCAACATACCAACGTCTAAAGATATCATGTCCCTTTGCATTAAAGTCTAATAAATGAAGAATTTCATGGAACTCTTCTCTTACTTTTTGTTTAATGTTTTGGGATACGTCTAGTCTGTCAAGTGATATTGATACAGATTGGTCACGTTCATCACTTACAATTGCTTCATTTACGATATCTTCAATAGCACTGTCACACTCTGGTTGTTGTGCAATATCACGATATCTACGGATTAAATCAACTTCATTACGGTCTCTTCCGTCCATATCAAGGACAGAAGCGTAATGACCACCGCCCGATACAATATCGAGGGTGCCGTCATCAGAGACAGGAGAAGTGAAACTATCACTTCCCCTATCTTGATTCGCTCTTGTAATTCTGAAACCGAAAAGTTCCGCCATACTATAATTCTCCTAAGTTTTACCCTTCTATTTAGTCGGGTAAAAAAGAGGACTTATACCGCACTAGCGGAGAAACTTGTGTATCTCCAAGTAATATCAAATGTTTCGATATCACTTACGGTATCATATGACAGTTCAATCGGTGTGATTGCTGTCGGCCAACAGTTCTTTAGAACATATGACTTCAGAATGTTATCATCTCTATCAAGTTGTTCAACTCTCAATTGTGCAGTATAATCTGACACATTTGTAAGTCCAACACCTGTTTCTAGGTCATTGATACCACTCATCCAACGCTCCATTGCGTTACGAACCATAAAGTCCGTATCGTTAATGATTGTTGTAGTCCATGCTTCAACTGTTCTGTCGCCCGCCATGTAGAGTTGTCTACCTCTGAATTGAACTTCAATTTCAGAAATAGTTTGCCCTGGCAATGATGTAGCCTTTACGAGAAAACTCGCACGATTAACGTCCAGCCCAGTTGTAATTGCTGGGGGAGTAGTCATAATCACACGATATTGATTCGCTCTTGCACCACCACCGATAAGGTTTGATTTGAAATCGTCTATACTAGCCATGATTAACCCCCTACCTCACTAAACGCAACACCAGTTCTTACGGCGATGAAATTTAGTGTAATAAAATTGATGGAACGAGCAGGTTTAATGTAAATGTCAGCGACAAATTCATTCCTGTCGATTACTTCACCTGTGTTGTTAGTATCATCAGCAACTACTGAGAAATCAGTAATACCTCTTCTACCTTGAACATCACGAAGGAAAGGTTCAACTAAGTTTTTAAACTGTGCCTGAGTAAACGCATCGTTTATTTCAAACAGTTGGAACTTAGCTGCAGTAGCAATCGCTTTCTCAAGAACAATGAACAATCTACGAACATTAATTCTATCGAATGCAGAAGGTCTAGACAACGCAGTTTTGTCACCGAAGAGAACAGTACCTTGGCCTGGGAATGTGCAAACAGGGTTTACACGAGCAGGATAAAGAATGTCTCTTTGTGCTTTAGTTGGGTTGTACGCAAGTTTAACTGCACCACGAACTTGTCCTCTGTTGTAACCCGCTGGTGAGAACCAAGGGTCTGCAACATTGTCTGTGTTCGCAGCAAGTCCTGCCATGTCACCATTTAATGGAACATAACGGTATACGTCTGCATACTTATCATACATGTACTTGTAACCACTGTCAAACACTGCATAAGAAGAACTTGCGAGATTATCGAAGAACCCTTTAACATTGTTTGTTGCAGCAGCACTAGTTGCAATACCGACTACATCTGCTCTACGAGGAGATATAAATCCAACTACGTCTTTTCTTGCTTCACACAAGTCCATAATCATAGTTGCGTGTGTTACACCATCTGTACTAGCAGGACATGAACCTGCCATGATAAGGTTGATATCAATAGTGTCTGTATCTGCAAACAGGTTGTATGCAATATCTAGTTCACCGATAGTTGGGTTATCGTCTGTACCACCTAAAAGGTCGTCATTGATAATTCCAGCGTCACCAGCTCCAGATGCATATGCAGCACCAGATGCAAGGTCAGTACCAGCATTAGTTAATGATGTTGGATGATCCATCCAACGAACCATTCTAGAACCAGTGTTTACTACGTTTGCGTAGAAGTTAGTTCCACCTTGTGCTGTTTTTGAACCAGATGCTTGTGATACGAATGGGTAGACTTCAAGAACTGCATTAGTTCTTTGTCCAGCAACATCCGAATCAAACCCACTGATACCACCATTCATGTCATGCACTACAACGTGCATTTCATCATTGGTTACACCTTTAGAAGTTGCCCATGTTGATGTGCCTGGGGCAGCATCGAACAAGTCATAGAACTTCCAACGTCTACGAACATTAGTCGCAGCAACGAGAGCAGATTTTAGTCCACCACCGTTAGGGTTATCTAGTTGTCTAATAGTTAGATTGTCTGTTGCAACAGCAGTAACTTCATACTGTTGTCCGTCTGCTTCTTGGAAATATACAACATCACCTACAGTGAATTTTGCACCACCGTCACCAGAAGAACCACCACCATTGTCGATACCGACTGTAGTGTCTCCAGCAGCAGGTGTTCCAGTTGTTACACCTAGTGTTCCAGCGTTACCACTGAATGTTTCCTCAAATGCACCAGCATTTGCACAGATAGATACAGCAAGGGAGTTACCCCAAGTGCCTGGGAATTTAGATGCCCAGTTACCGATAGAACCTTGTCCACCAGCATAGTTGTTATCATAATCATTGTCATTTTTAATCTTCAATCCAGAACCATTTGCGGTAGCGTTAATCGCAGCAGTATCTGCTCTGATTACACGAAGTCCGTTTGTGTACTGAAGGAAGTTGGCGGCGGTGAACCAATTTTCAAAGTTATTTGAATTTGGTTTACCAAAGATATCGACCAATTCTTGCTCTGAACCGATTGGAATGATTTCTTCTACAGGGCCTTTTGAAAAGCCAGAAGCAATCGCACCAATTGAGGTTGCAACAGCAGGAACGACATTGGTCAAGTCTATCTCTTTGACGAGAACGCCTGGGGATACTTGAAATGCCATCTTTGTTTTCTCCTTTGTGGATTCAATAATTTAGTTTAACTCAAACTTACGAATATATTTATAAAATCGCATCTCTACACTTTTGGTTTTTATAGGTTTCTTAGCATATAAATAAATTTATGTCAGAATTCTATCAAAAGTACAAACAAACAATCAAACGTGTGTCTCAACGTAACTATAGGAAACGTATCATCTGGGTAAACGAATACCTAGAGGATAAGTACTGTCATTACTGTGGAGAATCCGAAAATGCATGTCTCCAATTCCACCCACACGAGGCAGAAATACGCAAACGCACAAAAAGAAAGGGACTAAATGAGGAATCCAGAAAAGAAGTTGTTGGTTTCATCGAAAAGTCCAAAGTTGTTTGTGCTAATTGTTACTTAAAATTAGATAATGACCTAATTGATATTATGTAGGTATTTGCCTATTTCTACCAATCTGAGTCGTAGGAACGAACTACTGGGGCCCATCTAGT